GACCCCTTTCGGGGCCTCCATCGCCGCTGCTTAACAGCAGGGCGTTTGGCCATGCCTCCATCCGGAGGTTTAGGTCGACCGTCCAGGCTTATTGCCTGCTAGGAGAGTCATCTCTCCTTATCATACGAAAGTATGACGGTGGTGAAGGCCCCGAATCCGGGACCAGTCCATTCCAGAGTCGACATATGGAACCATACTCAAAGGTAAATCTTCGTAGTAATAGATCGAGAACGTGGGCCGCAGCGCAAGCTGTTGGTCCAGGTGCGTGGCAAGCAGATGTGAATCCGCTGCCACCTTATCTATATACTACTTGGACTGACTACGTCGACGGCTTTAAAAACCCGCTTTGGAAGCTTCAGGTCATTCGTGGCGAAGGCGCTACGACTGACTTTGTTGCTACTGAGAGAGTGGTTAAGGTCGAAGAAGGAGCATTCCAGGTTCGATATTCGTGGGTTCCCGGGGCTCCAGAGGATGCCAGACTTAAGTCTGCCATCGCCATGGGACCTCTTCTCGCACACATGAATATTGACCTACCGATGGGGGTTAATGGCATACATGTCGGAACAGCTGATAATGACGCAGCTGGCGATTGGTACAAGAAAGTACGTAACCGAATGTCGACTTTTAAAGGTCTGACATTCGCTGCGGAATCTCTCGAAGCCAAGCGCATGATTTTTGACAGAAGTACCAAGATGCTCACGAAGATCCCTATCTTCCAAAACCTCCTCCGGAAGAGGTGGGTTCGAAGTAGGACTAAACGAGGCAAGCTTAGGACTCTCTCGAATTCCTGGCTAGAACTTCAGTATGGCTGGGCGCCCCTGGTGTCTGATTTAGAGGACGCTAATAAGGTCCTTCAGAATCCGACACCTCAGTACAAGTACGTGAAAGGCGAAGGTAATGCCCGCTCGATCGAGGAGAACTCCTCCGACGAGGGTGGACAGAACGACGTTTTCTGGGACTTGACTAAGAGGCTATCCTCAAGGTACTACATAAAGTACTATGGGGTAATTCAAGCTCGGGTTGATCCCTCTGGTTCTAGGCTCCAAGATTGGGGCCTTACGACAAGAGAGTTTCTTCCCACTTTGTGGGAAGTCATCCCGTGGTCATTCGCAGTTGATTATTTCACCAATGTTAGTGATATAATTAATGCGGTTAGCTACGCTTCTGTAGGTGTTCGATGGGTTAGCAGAGCCCAGATCTGGGAACGTACCTGTACTCGCAGGTATGTTTGCAGGTCTACTCCACCTTCCTATCTTCCAGTCTACAACGTGGACTTTAACATTCCGTCATCTGTAATAGTAACCAGTCGAAAAGTCGTCAGGACTGCCAAGATAGGCGATGTCCCGATTCCTAGTCTGCAGTTCCAATTACCAAATTGGAAGCAGACTCTGAATCTGGCTGCCCTCGCGGTTTCCCGACGCCTTAGGTTGGCCTATTGAAACTTAACACTCTAGGAGCCATATCATGTCTAAGACAGTGACTCTCGAGATAAGCGATTCCTGTTCACTGGACCTATTGTTCTACTCTCCTGCCACCTGGACAGGTGACGAGGGTGTGTTTAGGTCGACGATGATTCATTGCCTTATCAATGTTATCAAGCGCGAGCCTGACGATGGGGTTTTAGTCCCGATGCCAGTCTTGTCGCATGAGTTGGTTCGAGCCCGTGGATCAGATCGACTTGAGCAAGCAGTCAAGCAGAAGGTGAGACACCTTATTAATAGATACGCGCGTTCTGACGTGGATCCTATACGGATCCCCAAGGAATACGAATTTCTACTTGATAAGTGGATCCACGCCTCCTGTCAGCTTCAACTCGGACTTTATCAGTCCGATATGGAGATGATTGCAAGAAGTCGGTCTGGTGCTCAGGCGTCGTAACATGAAGAGACAATCACATGTTGACAGTGCCCAGTACCATAAACGGTACTGCTCAAAACGGTGGCTTTACGAGTCCAACGTTCACAACCACGCTGAGCGCAATGACTTTCCCGAACGGAAGGGTCTATGCTGTCACAGCGAAGGGAGGTACCCAGCCGGGTACTGTGGACGTCAACTCGGCAAGCCGACCATTCTCTCTGCTGGTCTCTCGGCCAGCAACCATCCGTGGACTCCCGGCAGTAAATGCCAATGGAGTGCTTCCGAATGTTCCCGTCAATACCTACGTGGTGAACACCCGCAAGGGTCTCACCCCGCTCGCCGGGCAGGCCTCTGTCCTGGGATCGATTCGATCCCAGATCAATGTGCCTGCTGGTACCGATCTCGCGGATCCCGCAAATGTGCGGGCCATGATTTCGGCACATATCGGCGCACTTCAACAGATGTCGGCCGAAATCGGCGAGACAGCTCTGACGGGCGAGGCGTAAATGCCTCCTCGTCAGAAGAAGTGGACTATCGGCTCAATTCTTGGGCTGGTAGTCATGGCGTTGATGTATGCTCTCGACCAGATAACTGGATCGAATCCGGTTTAGCTGTAGGAGCGTACGCATTCGGGTCGGGTGGACGGATATGAGAGATCATACCGCTCTTTCTCGATTAGTTGACCGTGATGTTGCCGAATTTGAAAACGACCCGTTCCCAGAGCATATAAGGTACGCTGCCTCAAACTTGAGGAAGACACTTCTTAAGAAGTTCCTTCCAAAATCAGGTATAAAGGACAGCGCAACCGATCGTGCTGCTTTAACTTTCCTTAAGGCTAACGCCAAAGCGGAGAGATGGGAGTGGAGATGTGAAGATCATCAAGTCCAGGAAGTGTTTGAAAAGACACGTGTCCAGCTTGATCGCTTCTTCAATCTTGGTCCTAATCTTCTTTTCTCTACATATCGCGAGATATTTAAGAACGGAAGGACTGGACCCGGGAGTGCGCTTGGATCTGATGGACAGAGCTTTTATCAAAAGCTCGGTACATCAAAAGAGCTCACTACAACGTCACTTGATCTGTACATTATGTACAGGTCATATCTGGCAGACAACCCTTTGTGGGAGGCAGGTGAAAACCTGAGATCCTCGCAGAAGGAGTCATCTGTAAAGATAGTCGACAGTAGCAAATTAACGTTCGTACCGAAGAATATCGATACTGACAGGGCGATCTGCGTCGAGCCGTCGCTAAACATGTTCTTCCAGTTAGGCCTTGAGTCTATCATTCGTGATAGACTAAAGGACTTCTGGAGAATAGATATAACGACTCAGCCTGACTACAATCGTCTGCTCTCGCGCATTGGATCTAGGGATGGCAACTTTGCCACTCTTGACCTTTCTAGTGCGTCGGACCTTATCTCTTTAGGGCTGTGTGAGGAACTATTACCTAAGTGGGTCTTTGACACACTTATGGAACTTAGATCACCTTCAGCAACCCTAATAGATTATGGTCTCAAAGTTAGACTCGGAATGATGTCAACTATGGGAAACGGATTTACGTTTCCAATAATGACTACCATACTGAGCAGTATCGTTCGAGCTTGCTATTCCTCCTTAGGGATCCCCATAAGGGATAACCAGTTGGATGTTGGGTGGCAAGCAATTGTTCCTGGAAATTGGGGTGTGTTCGGTGACGACATTATTGTCGTTACTGAGGCATACGACCTTCTGGTCAAATGTCTTCACGCCTTTGGTCTCGAGGTCAATTTATCGAAGTCCTTTAATACAGGACGTTTTCGCGAATCTTGTGGTCATGACTATTATTCAGGTCATGACGTGCGCGGTGTCTACTTGAAACAGTTGACATCGCGACAAGACGTAGCGATCGCCGCGAATCTACTAAACGACTGGACCTTTCGCACAGGTATTCCGTTGCCATGCGTTAAGGAACTTATTGGAGATGAAAATCTCCCTTTCGTTCCTTTTGCAGACAACATGGATTCTGGTGTTAGGGTTCCATCTAGTATCTTTTCTGGGAAGATTGTGAGGCAGAAGATCGTTTATCGATCTTTTGAATCGCGACCTTATCAGTTTAAGGTATCGGATGAATTTGTCGTGTCGGATGGTAGAGGACGCAGGTTATTCGTCAATGGGCCTATGCTGTTGATGAGTCTCCTTAAGGGCGAACTTCGGAACGGGAAGATCTCCGTTAGGCAAAACGGGGTTCAATACCGTACGAGAAGGCGCATAACACCATTTTGGGATTATGCTCCTCCGTCTGTTTGGTTTAATCCCCAGGCAGACTGGCGGCGTTGGAAAAACGCCGTCGAGGGAAACCTCGATCCGGTAGCT